CTCGCCATTGTAGTTTTGGCGGTCCTCGATCCGGACACCCAGCCGGTCCATGGCCTTTCGCACGCGCTTTTCAGATGGGTTACGCATGACGTCCAGGCCGATATACTTGAGGGTCGCATCAACGGCCACGAAATGCAGCTGTTTTGCCGCTATCGGCGTGTTGAAGCGGTATCTCCTGCAGTTCTTGACGGCATCCTTGACCATTTCCAGGTCGTTGTCGGCCATCTCTTCCAGGGTCATCTTGTCGCGGTAGTCTTCAGCCATGATACCCCCATTTGATGCTCGTTTTCGAGGTCAGTCTTTGTCTCTTCAATCATCTTGGCCAACTCTGAATCATCGATCCACTGGAAATCAGCCTCTTCCAGCGGCCTTGGTGCCGGCGCGTTGACGGCAACCACCGCAACTAGGTATTCCCTCCGGCCTTCGATGGTCAGGTTCAGGGTGCACGCGAAATGCGTCCAATCGTGGGAGCATATCGCCAAGATCTTTTTGACGATCCGATCAGCAACCTGGCCCATGTAGCGGTCGTCCTGGATGGCCTGCATTGCACGGTCGGCAACGCTCGGGTATCCTTTCGCCCGGTATCCGTCCATCAGGCTGTTGAACCTGATGATTTTGTCGGCCGGAAACACCGTCCCGTCCTCGAAAGCGAACGACGCCTTCCCGTTTTTGGATCCCTCAACGAATTTGGCCTCGGTCACCACCCCGTCGAGCTTCCCGTCCAGTTCCAGCCGTCGATATACGAGCGGCGTCAACTTGCCTGTGAGCATCGCCCCCAGGTCGAACTGTTGCCATGGTTGTTGCGCTTGAAGCATTATCCCCCCGGTTTATGTGTCACTCAACGCCGATTCCAACTTTTCCTCGATAGCCTCCATGTCGCTGACAATTTTGGTTTCCATGTTTCTTAGTTGGTTGATCGCGGTCTGTGTCGGATATGTGAATTCCTTCGTCTTGCCGGCCGCCGAAAAACGCAACTCGACCCGGATATCGTCCACTTTGTTTTCGGCGTATGCCAATATTTTTTGCACTTCTGTCAATTCAGTAGACAGGTCTTTATATTTTTTCAGCACATTGGTCAGCTTGTCGATCAGTTCGGTACTCATGTCGTGCTCCCTTGTGGGCGCCGGATCATCACTTCCGGCGCCCTATTCAAGGAGGAGGTAAGAACGCCCCGTAGGGCCAGCGCTTGATTCTTCCCGTCAGATGAATTATAATCAGGAGTAAAGGGGGAAAAACCATGAAAAAAATTGCCGTTGTTTTGTTTATCCTTGTGCTTACAGGTTGCGCCTCTATCCCCGAAAAAATGGACAATGCGTACCGTGCCGGTTATATCCAGGGGTACGTCGACGGCGCACGTCTGACAAAGGAGGGTAGCGAGGCGGTCAACAGCCCTGGTGCGACGGAGCGGTTTTTTCGTGACTTCCGCGAATCGTCCAAGGTTATTTACGGCGAGCCCCAAAACTTTGTTAAAATAGCCGATCACTGACCACCGCCTGGCGCCTGAAGCGCTGCCTGTTGTCCCATCATCATGGCCATCGCCTGCTCTGGCGGAACGCCGAGGGCCTGTGATATATTCTGCGCGATATTCTGCAGTTCCTGCTGTTTCGTTTGTTGCTCGATCGACTCCCTGTCCGGAACAACCCTGTCCACCGGGATTTTCAGCGTCTTTACCGTTTCCCGCAATATTTCCGCCCGCCCCTGGTTTCCGATAATGGCCATGTCCGTTGGGTTATTGGTCAGCTGCAAGAACTCGTTTCGGCGGACCATCAACTGCTCCATGACCAACAGGTAGGCCGATGCCCGGGCCACAACCTTGATATCCCCGCGGGCCTTTTTGGGGTTGTAAAGCATGATCTGCAACCAGGCTTCTTCCACGGTTGGGGTAATGCAATACATATCAATGTTTTGCGCGACAGACTTCAGGCCCTTGGCCGCGGAGTTCATGAGCATGGACAACCCGGAAGCCGTCTCACCGGCCCCGCCGACGTCCGCCGAGCCGTAGACATAGGCCGGGATGCCGGTAACCTCGGACGCCTGATCATACCAATACTGATAAACCTTTAAGAGCTCATCGACGTGCATGTTGGGCTGGAAGAACATCATAGGCGGCGTGTTCGTGTTGACCTCAGAATCGGTGAATTGCCATATCTTCCAAGGGTATATGTTTGTGATATTGGCGCCGGGGGGTAGGCGGGACACATTATACCCAACCTGTGGACCGGATGCGATGGACATATTCCTCGCCATGGCCCTGGCCGCCGCGTTGCACATTGTCTGAATGTCCCGCATGACCCCTGGAACGCCATCGCCCCAGATGGAACCGTTTTTGGGTCGGAACGATGTGCCGTAAATGTTGCGCTTTTTCAGAGGGTGGGAATTCAGACGGGCGCCGATAACGTGGTTGCCGATCAAATAGACTACCGCCTCGTAATCAAGGTCTGGGTCTGGGACTTGCTCCGGCGTCATGCCATATTCGAGAAGCATGCGCCCTTGGATGGATGCCCACATTTTTAGGCAATCGATCTTATGGTCTGGGTTTCCGGAGTTATCGTCAGTGCTGTCGAGGATCGCGTTGCGCTCAGAATCCGTTGAAAGCCACTCTCTAAGGCCGCCCTGGCCGTAATCCCATAAAACCAGGCGGATGGCGTTCTCATCAAAGCCAGGCGTCCCGATCATTTCGTTCAGTTCCTTGCGGGTAAACCGGATCCTGACTATCAGATCGCCATTTTGCAGGTCCTTCATTCCCGGGGAAGGGTAGACGTCTAAGCCGTCTGGGTTTTCCCAGGAGTCGACAACCTTCTCCACGATCATAGGATGGGCGCCGCCCTCTTCATCGGTTGCCCACTCCAGGACTTTCTTTTTCTTGGGGATGGGCCCCATGACAAACGCGGTCTTCTTGTCCACAATGTCGTCGATGAACCGGTGGAGCATTTGATACCAGCCGCCCTCTGTCAGGTCGTCGTCAACCTCATCGGTCAGCGTTTCGGCGTCCTCGTCGGCTTTTTCCTTGAGCTTCTTGAGAAGCGTCTCGCGCATCTTCTCAGCGGCCTGCAGCATGACCTTTTCGGCTTCCTCCTGCGTCTGAGGGGCATCCTGGCGCATGGCCTGCAGTTGCATAAAGGCCTGCTGAAGCTGTGCCGCGGCCTTTTGTCTGACGCCCTCCGGAAGATCAGGGATCGGCGTTGGGTCAAGGTTGAACGGACGCTCTCCGCTTAACAGCATGATATCTTTTAACCATGACTTGGCCGCGAACGCCTTGATCGAGGTCACCATCATGTAAATCGGGGGTTGTTTCTGCGCCTCAATTTTGGCCAGAACGTCCGGGTCGTATTCGCCGTTTAACTGGCGCATGTCCCGCAAAAGCTCTCGCTCGATTGACTCTTTGGCGCGCTTGTTACGCTCCCAGACCGTCCGGACGTAGGCCGCCAGGTTTGTTATGATGGGTTGGTGCTGTTTTTTTTCGGCCTCTTTGCGCATCTCGTCCTGACGGTTGAGATCATCGCCCGATTGCACCAGGACAAGGCCCATCTGCTGGCCTTGGGTCGGGACGTCTTGCTGTGTGTCAATAGGCATAATCAACCGCCTCCACGGGCACGGCGGCCGCGTTGTGGCCGACCTTGTTCAGGAAAGACGCATCAGAAAATGTAAGACACAGCGCGTCAGCCTTGTTTGGTGATCGCCCCAATAATGACTTGAGGCCAGAGTTCGGGTCGTCTGGGTTTTTATCCTTGGCCATGATTTTGATCTTGCCGCCGGCAACGCGGTAGGTCGGGGTCGTTAATTCCTGTTCGAGCTCTTCATCTGGCGGGAGCATGGCGTTGTCTTTCATCAGCCACTGGCGGGCGGCCCACCATAATTGATCCCGAAGTTGGTTGAATTCACCTATTTCGGTCGATCTCGTCGGGCGCGTGGCAACCTTTATGCCTTCGGCCTGGCATCGTTTACGCCGCATGTGGGGCGCCACACCAGCGCCGACGCCTGTGCCGTCAACGAAACAGCCCTTGCACATTTTCTTGTGGTAAAGGGTCGCCCCGCGGTCGGCCGATTCGATGATATCCACTCCGGACCACATCATGTCGCCGTCGATAAACTGAGAAACCCAATTCCCATATCGGAGACAAACCGCGTTTTTATCATCGCCCTCTTCCGCCACATCAAACCCCATAATTGGGGCAACATTTTTTGGAGGCGTTTCGCCAAACTTTTTGGCGTGCTCTTCCCATCTTCCCCGGGCCATAGCCACCCAAAGCCTGGAAATGACTTGGTTCAGACCTTCGGCCGGGTAGTTTCCCAAAACCATGTAATTGAATTCTGGGTGTTCCGCGCGAACGCGATACCAGCCTGGATTAAGAGGGGGATAAAAGGCGCCGGCCTTCGACTTGGCGGCCGCCCCTTCCAAGAAATCAGGCAACTGAAAGCAGGATTCGTTAATCTCTTCGCCGTCCTTCACGGGTTTGCACCACTCATTGATCCTGCGGACGGTCGCTTCGCGGGTCACCGCCCCGGGGATAACATCGTCACCGGTCACAACATTTGGGTGATTAAACGCGCTGAGGCGCACGACATGAGCCCGCCCGTCGCGCTCCATGCGGTAGGGTTCCCCCATCTGCTCACGCGGGTTGAACATCATCAGGAGCCGCACGTTGCCGCCTGACATACAAGATTCGATCCCTGAATAGACCTCATCAGGGATGGCGTCGGCCTCATCGAGGATGAATAGAAGGTTCGGCGCGTGCTTTCCTGAGAATTTCGCTTCTCGTTGTTTCTTTGTGCCCGATGCGGGAATGGCAACTCCCGTGATAAACTCTTTTGGGCTTGTCTGGATATGCAGATCGCGCTGCATATCGTTGGCGAAAAGCGATGGATGGTCTTGGGTTATTGTGCCGATCTCGCCCCATAAAAGGCGTCTGAGGTTGTCCTCGGGCGGGGCCGCGGCTGTGTAAACCTGGGAATGAGGATAGCATTTCTTCCACCAGGCCGCCACCCGGGCCGCTCCCCATGTCTTTCCAACCGCGTTGGCTGAAACGCAAAGCGTGACCTCATGGTCCCGGACGGAGTTCATCATCGTTCGAATGTCGTCGGTCGGGGTTTCATTCAAGACCTTCTCGACAAAGCCAACAGGGTCGTCCTGGTATATCTCAAGGCCGGCGTTACTTTCCCCAAGCATCCGCTTGATCTCTTTCGGCGGGTATGTTGCCAGGATCCCGTCCGCGATGGCCCTTGCTGTTGGCTCGATATTATTCATCGCGCAACATCTCCACCACCCGGGAGGCCACCTGCGGGTTTTTCTTGGTGATCAGGCCGATAAGTTCATCTAAGCCTATTCCGGATCCTTCATCGTCCATGCCGTAGGCCTGGCGCTCCAATGCGATGCGCTTATGCTGGACGTTTGCCAAGTTGTTGGCCGCCTGGGACCGTTCGGCCGCTGTTAAACCAACTTCCTTCTCGACTATCTGGCCCTGGTATTGTGTGATGTAAAGCTTTGTGGGATTGGATTTTATCTCGGATATCAGGCTGGCTTCCAACTCCCGGAGTGCGTTGATATCGTTTCGCTGCAGGCGCTGGATTTCAACTATCCGGTTCGACGCTTCCTCGATGATGGCTTCATCATCCACGTTGGAAGTGCGCACCTCGCTGCGTACCAGCTTTTCGTGCGCACGTTTGCGTACTTTTGCCGACAGGTCGCGCTTCCAGTTGCTCTCTTTCGCCCTTTTGCGGATGGCGCCGTCCGAGCACTTGAACTGCCTGGCAATCTCTCGTATAGACAAAAGCCCGGCGCGGTACTCGCGTTCAATGGCTTCCCAATCGAGGACTTTTCTCTTAGTTGCCATCACCAAACCTCGGGGCCCGCTCCATCGCCTTGGCCCAACTGCGCAGTCGCTTCCAGTTGGTTTCGTCGGTTGTCGTCACGATAAACCGCGTTGTGTCGTTCTCCCAGGTGATCAACTCCAACTTGGCTTTGACAGAACTGGCCTGGAATTCGATGTATTCGCTATCAATGTGTCCATCGAGCGATACGGACCACTTGTAACCCTCGCGGTCCAGCTGTTTGAATTCAGCCGCCTGAGCGCCGAAAGCGAACAACAGCGAAAGCACTGCCGCCACAATCAACAGGGCCCATATGTTTCGATGGAATCTCATTTTTGATATCCTGTCGCCAAAAAAAGAAAAGGGAGCCGGGGCTTTAGCCTCCAGCCCCCTTTAGCCGGTTGGGCGTCCTGTGAGGGGCAGGACATATTGAGGTTAGATGGTAGGGGATTAGTGGTGGGGTCGCAATACTGAATGTGTTCTTCTAAGAACATGGTGCTTCTAAGAACATTAATTATGCTCAAAAAGTTTCATTTGGGTGGCACATTGCTGGTTTCACGCTCAATCCACAGTGCCTCGTAATCTCTCATGGCTTGCAAAACCT